ACCGATGGGGATCTGACGAGTAGCACCAGCAAACACCTGACCGCCGATCAAATTGATCGGAATAAGCCCGTAAGGGCCTGATACGGTGGGATATGCCATTTTTAACCTCGTAAAAAAGTTTAATTACCTTTACCGAACGAAGTCGTAGACCTTTTCTCTCTAAAGAGTGGCATACGGCTATCGCTCTCTCTCATAAACGTGTTGTCTACAGCCTCCATGTTGTCTCTGGTGGCCTTGGCGTAATGCGCCTTCCGCTGCACCATAAACTCCGTAGGAATCTTGCAGAGCAACAAACCAGCAACTTCAATGTTGTCTTTGAATCGACTATTTGAATCTGCCAGCAATTGTAATTGCGGTTGTTCTTCAAGCCTCACTGCTTCCCAACCTTCTCTGAATTTGGCAGAGACGTTTTTGGCGTCAGATTGACCCATTGAAGAAACCCGTATCCAACGGTACGAATAGCCGGGCTGTTTATCTGGTTCAGGCAACGCCGAAGCGGGTGCCCAAGCCTTTGGACGCTCAACCATCGTACGACTTTCTACTTCTCGACTAACCCTTTTTTCCGTCATTTTAGTTCCCCATTGTCTTTGCATATTCCCTTGCATACTGCTCAGGAGTTAAGCCCAATTTTTTCGCAAGGACTATTTGCGATTGCTTCAGCACTATCTTTTTGGAGGATGTGCTGCGAGACGCCGGAGCAACTACATTGGCAGGTTTAGTCTCTGTGCGCGTAACGGGCTTGCCAGCCCCGTTAGTCGTTTGTTCAGGTTCCCCAAAATAATCAGGAAACCTCCGACGCATGGTCTCATCGACCTTGCCCCAGTATTCGTCAGTCCCGACATATTGTCTGCCGTACTGCTTTTCAAGTTTTTGATGAAACCCTAGCGCTAAGGCTGTCATCTCCTCGTCTGTACCAAACCACTTATTGCGCTCTTGCCACGCAATCGTCTTTTGGTCTGGACGAGGAACTTGCTGTACTGGATTGTTTTGTACCTCAACTTCTTGCTCTTGTAAAGAGGGTCGGTATTCTTTAATCCGTAACATCTTGTGGTTGGCTTCGCTAAGTTTTTCTTGCGCTGCCACAATTTGATCGGAATCCCCGGAATCAAAGGCTTCTTTATAGATGCGCTTGGCGTTGTCCAACTCCAACTCGGCCGCATTCTTGGCCGTGTCCATGTAGGTTTTTTCGCCGCTAGAGAGTGTAGCCTTGAGGCGACGGTTCTCTTCTATGATCTTCTGGGTTAGCGCTAATGCCTCTTGATTTTCGCGTAACACCCGCTCTTTTTCCCGGCGCTCGTCATGCCAAACCTTCTTCATTTGATGTAGGCGGGCCTTAACTTTGTCAGAGTATTCCTCTAATTCGTCGGCCTCTAACTCGTCCACCAAATGCTTCGGCATTGGTTCACGACCCCGGTCCTGCTCAGGGGTATCGTCTTCAATCTCTAAGTCAAGTTGAGTTGGTTCGGGTTTACCCTTAGCCTCAATTTCTTGACTATTTTTGTCGGATATATCGACTTCAACATCAAAGTCATCCTTTTTCTGTTCTTCAGCCATTGTTTGCTCCTATTTGCGAGAGATGCCACGGGGGTCTTCAACTACACCCTCCACGGAATCGTCGTTGATGATGCGAAACTCCCGGCCATGAATCTTGAGCCGAGTGCCTGCGTGTGGGCGCACGAGAATAAAGTCCCCTTCCTTGCACCACGGTCCACTTGGGAACCTTGCGGTGTCTTTATAACAATCTGGCCCTGTCTTTATGACAAAAAGAACCGTTGTGAGTAGTTCTTCGTGCTGGAGAGTCATGTCAGATTTAATGATTCCAGAGTCGTATGTCTCTTCAATCTCAGGAATTGCACACAAAATGCGGTACCCAGAAGGGTCCGGTAACTGCTTGGCTTTTCGGTCGTCCGTATCTGGCAGAACACTTACTTCACCGTCTTCCGTTGCGATGGCAAGTTCAGTCATCGTTTTCAATCCTTTCAGATGTTTCCATCAAGATGTTGTTTGCAAGCAGGAGTCCGCGATAGATTCCACAGCCATATTGGTAGGCGCCGAAATCTTTGGCTTTGCCCAAAACGGTGTCCTGTTCGATTACCTTCATTTCCTCTTGTATCTTTTTTGACAGATACTCGAGAATTTCTTTACTCATTTACTCTCCTTTTTAGGGGGTTGGTTTAACTGCGTGCGCTTTTCAGCGATTTGCATGCCGGCTTTTAAGCCTTCCAACTCCATCTTGGCTTCTAAGTCAGCACGATCTTTTGCGGATTTGGCCCCAACTTGCATTCCTGCAATTTCTTTCTGGGTCTCAATCCGTTTGTCTTCCAGTTCAAGGCGATCGGATTTGTCGGCCGCATCAATCTGAAGTTTCATTTGCTTGAGTTCAAGTTCTTTGGCCTTGAGCGCAAGTTCCTGCATTTGCATCTGTACCACTGGATCCTGCGCCGTAGCCATCGCTTGCTGTTGTGCAGCCTCGGCTTGGTCTTTGGCAAGGAGTTTTTGAGCGCCAGCGGCAGCCAGACGGGATAGTTCTACTTCCATGTCTTCTGGCATATCCTCGTCGGGCTTTGGATAAGGTACGCCAATCTGCTCTTCCAACTGTTTGCGGTATTCAAACGCAACGTGCTCGTTGATGTGAGCCATCATTGCCGCCTGAATCTGTTGTGCCATAGGGTTCTGGCCAACCAATTGCATGATTTTTGGATCACGCATGGCCGACATATGAACAATTAAATGTGCCTCATGGTCTTGGTAAATAAATGCTTTGACCGGTTTGCTCTGCAATACCGCCATGTTTTCAGATACTGGATCACGCGGCTTTTGATCGTCCTTCAGAGGTACTAACTTACTAGCATTCTGAATCCCCAAAACTTCCAGCATTTGACGGTGCAAATACGGGAGGTCATATAACTGAGGAGCGGACTGCGCCAACTGAAGCACGGCCTGATACTGGACAACCTTTTGCGACATTGTGGCCGCATTAGGATCAGAGACAGGAATGACAGTTACTTGGTCATAGTCCGACTGCTTGGCCCTACGGCTGCCCTCGACTGGCTCGTAGTCATAATCTTCTGGAGTGTAGTCACGGATGATTGTTTTAAGAAGACGGAACTCTTCTTTCATCGCATAGTGAATACGTGCCTGCACGGCCGACATCACTTTTAACGTCCGCTCCAAAATGGCCAGCGTTGTCCCAACAGGGGACTGAGCACTCATGTCGGATACCTTCAGGTCCGCTGCACTAGCGAACCTACGACCTTCTTCAACTATGGTGCCCAGTAACTGATACAACACCTGACTTGGCTCCTTATAGGGGAGCGTCATAATGTTGTCTTTAATTGTGCCAGAGGCTACATCTACGTCTCTAAACTCCGCCGGAGATATTGGCGTATCGTCGCCTTTAACCCTGAGACCTTTAGTTTTGAATCCGCCGGGGAGATTCGATAAAGTCCCAGCGTCAACCAATTGGCGAATAATGCTAGTGCCAGACTTAGCGAAAGCGCCAATAAGATGAATAAGACCAAAGCAATAGAAGCCAAAACCCGGAATATATCCATAATGTACAAAATGGTTCCTCTTTTGCTTTGACTCATCTTCAGGTCTCCAGTTGCGCCGAATTGCTAGGACCGTATTGGTTTGCTTTTCGATAGTGACAACGTAAGGCAGTGCAATGCCCGTCGGCTCCCCATCTTCGTCTTTGTCCTCGTATCCTTCGAGATCCATATCAACGTGCATCTCAAGAATCTTATAGCGGTCGTCTGTTGAGGCACGGAAGCCCATCTTCTCAGCGATCTTCTTTTCCACCTCATCGAATGTGTCCTGTGGATCTGGCAACTCAATGTCACGGTAAAAGCCAGCAACTTGCAGTTTGCGCAGATCATTTGGCGTCTTGCGCATTACATGGGTTACGCGCTCTGACGTTTGAATGTTGGACGCTCCATACGGAACGACAATATCTTCCGCCGGAACAAATATAGATACTTGACGCTCAATGCTGGGGTCGTAATAAACCTTCTTGAACGCATTGCCAGACATACCCAAGCCCCACAACATACGCTCATGCTCAGGCCGGTATTCCGTCATCACATCGGTCAATTGATAATTCATATCATCTTGAACCCGTGTGGCGGCTTCTTTTTTCTCTGGGGTTTCTTTGCCAATGATCTGGGTACGAACCGGGCCTTGTGCCGGGAAAGTCTCCATCATGGTCTCTGCCTGAAACTTCACTAAGGATTCAGACAGTAACGGGTGATAAACACCACACGCTCCGGGCCAAGGCTCTGTACGGTCTTCAACCTTCATTCCCAATAACTCGATGCCGTCTACATAAGTCTGCATCCAGTCTTTGCGGGAGGAGATGTCTTCTTCGTAATACCCAATTAAGTCTCCGGCCAACTCTGTCAATTGCCCATCATCTAGTTCTTCAGCCAGATTGGTATTGAAGTCGTCGCTGTATTCTTCACCCGGTTCAATCTCAATCTTTATACCACCTGCCTCAATACTTACCCGTTCGGGATCTTCTATCTCAATTTCAATATCAGG